CGCCGCCGTCCTCCATCCAAAGCAGCTTACACAGCTCCAGGACGATCTCCGAAATGAAAGCAATTCTATTTTTGCGTATAGCCCGGCGACACTCGAGGCGATCTCCGCTAAGGGTCCCGGCTATGTCGGACGCTTTTTGAATTGTGATCTCTACACCTCCTCATATATTGAGACCTCAGGTGGAGGCGATCTCCAGGGCGGTCTATTTGGAGTTGGAGCTCTCGGCTATGGAACCGGCGTTCCTCGAGACATGCCTGGAGCCTCTGACTTTATGGCTATGGGTGATATAGTCGTAGAATTCGAGCGTGATGCGGCGACCGCCTCCACGATCGTAATGGGACATTGCTATCTAGGTATCGGAGTTCTAGACGATAATCGAGGCGTTAAGCTCCTCTCATTAGCATAATCTTAAAGAGACCCTTTTATTTTTGAGGAAGGGAGACCCCGGAGCATTAGATTTAACCTGGGTCTCAAATCTACCGGCTCTCCCTTTCCTCTCTATATGGAGACCCAAAATGGAATATAATAATTTAGCTATGCCCTGGAGCGCCGGTCCGGAGACCGCTCCAATTTTACCTGTCAGACCTAATTCGAAGTTCTTCTTTAAACATCATCCTAAGAATTGGGCCCTCGAAAAAGTACAGATCCCCGGAAAGAAAAAGGGAGAGGTCGAGATGGTATGGAAATGGCTCCCAATAATCGAGAGCGAGACAGAAAAGCCCGGAGTTAATGGTATCCGAATGAATGGAAAATTTGTCGACGCCACCGGGAGACAGGCCGCATTAGCTCGGAGAGGATATACAATATTCCTCCCTAATCAGATTGATTTTTTACGCGTTTATCCATGTCGAGGCGGGCGTTATTATGCTCATAAGTTTATGATCCTCGAAGATGTCGCCGGCGAATTTGTCGAGACCCTGGATCGCAATTCTTGGAATGAGTGGAGAATGGAATTAGTGAGAGAGGGCAAAATTAAATTACCTCATCCTCAACTATTAAAGCGGCTCCTCTTGAGACGGTCTCGACATATCGACCGATACGTTCGTCAACAACACATTCCAGAATTAGCCGCAAAAATGGAGACTATCCGCTCAGAGGTCCAAGCCATGCAAGCGGGAATTACCGAGCTCCAGGACAAAGGAATAAAATACTATGGATGATAGAGAGGCCATGAATAGAGCCGCCGCCCGGATACTCGAGGCCCAGAGACGCTCTGGAAACTCGAGGATCTCTCATGAGGAGATCAAAAACCGGATCATCCAAGCCAGAAAAAAACGAGGTAAAGAATGACAGCCGGCTCCACTCCTTACGCCCCCCAAATCCGAATTGTCGAGCTCCTCGAGAGAGAGAAGGCTCAATTAACTACGCTCCCGATCTACCGAGACGGAGCATTAGTCGAGCCGACCTCCGGGACATATACTCTCAAGACGCCAGGCGGCGGAACACATGTCGACGCCGCCGCCGTTACTATCTCCGGAGGGATAGCTCAATATAGCCATTCGGCCGCTAATCTCACCGGCTCGCTCGAGCTCGGAGAGGGATGGGTCCAGGAGTGGGCTCTGACTATCGGAGGAGATGTTTATAATTTCCGAAGAATGGCGGCCCTAGTCCGGAGACGGCTCTATCCTGTGATCTCGGATGCAGATCTCACCGCCGTTTATAGCGATCTCTCCGCTCTCCGCCCCTCGAGCCTCACAAGTTATCAACAATATATTGATGATGCGTGGTTCACTATTATTCGCCGGCTCAGGACGGAGGGTGGAGGGCTTGAATATTTGGTCATGAGCTCAGAGGCCTTTTATGAGAGCCATAGACACCTCTCTTTATATTTGATCTGGAGAGATTTCCATTCCTCCCTGGGTCAATCAAACGGACGCTACCTGGATCTCAGTCAAGAACATTATAGATTGTATCAGGATGAATGGAAAAGGATATCATGGATCTATGATTACGGGCACGACGGGAGCCCGGATGATCCAGATTTGAGACAGGCAAAAACGCCGGTTATCTACACCTCCTCTCCTGGCTATCATGGCCGGTTTAGATACCGGAGAGGGCGTTATTAATGGCGATCTCAGTATCACAAATCAGATCGGCGATAGCCTCACAAATCACCTCCGCTCTCGGAGCTAGTGGGTTCACAGAGAGCCTCATTCCTCCGGAGTATTTTGGACGGAACGAGAATTCTGTAGCTCACAAGAGATTTGGGGTCCAGGTCTCGATCTCGAATGCATTTCCAGAGAGACAGAGGAGAGCGGTCGGAGTGATGATGGAGACTACAGCTCGGGTTAAATTTGCCTATCGTCTCAGACCAAAGGACGCATATCCGACCGATTACGATCTCGCCCTAGATACTGAGGAGGAGGTAATAGCCGCCGTCCTCAATTCATATCAGAGCATTAGACCAGGCGTAGAAATCCGGTTTTTCCGGAGCGCTCGAGACATAACGGATAGCATGGAGTACATGTTATTTGATATAGAATTCACGACCTATCACACTATATCCATAACTTAGGAGGATAAATCATGGCCTATTCAACAATACCAAAGGCAAAGAAGGACGGCGTTATCAAATTGACGGACGCAACTACTCCGACCGCAGTAGAATTAACGGTCGCTTATGAGGAGGGCAATTTTACATTTGAGACCCCTCTCCGAGATCAGACTGTCATTCGAGATCGAGGCACGATAACCACAGTCCGAAAAGGTGACGAACAACCTATCACCGGATCATTTAATTTCTATTTCCGTCAATTTACGGATAGCTCGAACGCCGGGAGCATTCAGGACTTCATAACCGGGACAGGAAATTATAACGCTAATGCCTCCACCGGCTCGGGAGTTTCTGTCTATGTGGAGCATTATGCGGTCGATATGGAGTTCACTGTAGCCGGCTCCAGTCTCGGAGACGCTAAGGATCATGTCGCCACATTCTCTCAATGTGTGTGTACTCTCTCATTCGCAGAGGGAGATCCGGACGCCTGGACGCTTAATTTTACTTGCTACGGCGGTATCACTTACGCATAAATGACCCAGGAGACCCAGAATGAAAACTATTAAACTCGGAGCCCTGGGGACTATAGATCCCCAGATCCCCTCCTCTCTCGCCTCAATATTTGACATTATCTCCGCCTGGAGTGATAAGCCCTCTCAGACTGAGCTCGGGCGGATTTGCGCGGCGGCGATATGTCTCTCTATTTCCTCTCCAGGAGCTCCTAAATATAATCCAGTAAAGGATAATATTCTTGGATATGGCGTATCATGCTTAGACTATCTCCTCGGGTCTAATGTCTCGATCGCTGATATTTATTCTCAGGGAGCTTATCTCATGTCTCAAATGATAAATAAGCTCCCTAATGGAGAGGAGGTGGAGGAGACGGCGGATTTTTTGTCTCTACCAGAGGCGGCCGCCTCGAGCGATTAGATCTCCAAATGTCGAGACGGTGGAACCGGGACCCTGGATGGTTTACAGCTCTCGACACTAATCTCAAATCGCTATTACTGGCCGATATGACCCTCGAGAATGAGACAAAAGAGCAAAGGAACCGGAGACGGGAGCGCATAACCGAGAGACGGATCCAGGCTCAATTTGATAAACTCCAGGAGAGGAGGGATAATGGCTAGAAAATTTACAGCAATTAGAGGTAATGCGACCGTTCGTCTCGAGGGTCCTCTCCAGTCTCTATTCGAGGATACGCTTAGAAAGGCATATCCAGAAATCACAAAAACCCTCGAGACCACTCTCCAAAAAATAAAGCGAGATGCGGAGAGAGAATGGCCAGTTCGGAGACGCAAATCTCAAAGGTCCGTAGATCAATTTGAGATCACATTCGGGTTAACCACTGGAGGGATTGTGGTCTCTCTGGAGAATGAGGCGGAGTACGCCGCCGGGATATTAGGTGGCAAATTGAAACCGTCTCTAAATCAATTCGGACGGGAGAGCACATTAAAACCCGGCCGCCTGGCGTGGTGGTATTTCCTATATACTCCATCTATAAAAGCGGCGGATAAGGTAGTCCAAGAATTAGCAAATGAATTAATGAGAGAAATAGAAAGGGCGGATTAATGGCAGATGTAAACAAGACGATTTCGATATCTTATGAGGCTCGGACCGCCTCCCTCGAAAACTCATTAAAGCGGATCCCTGGGGTTACTCAGGAGCAAGCTAAGAAGATGGCTAAAAATTTGGACCGAGAGCTCCAAAAAGCCGAGAAACACGCTCAGAGAGCCTCGAGAAATATAGGAGCCGAGTTCAAAAAGGCCGGAAAAGCGGTCGGAATGATAGCCGGGGGAGCTGCGGTCGCCGGAGCGGCGGTTATCGCATTTGGACAGCATATCGCCGATTTAGCAAATGAGTTAACGGACGCCTCCACAAAAACAGGAATTGCGATCGAGACCCTGGGTGGATTGAGATTAGCGGCGGCGGGTTCTGGGGTCGCCTTTATGAAACTCGAGAGCGGTCTAATCAAATTGACCGGCTCTATTTCAGATGCGGCGGCGGGCTCTGGACCGGCGGCGGAGGCATTCGACCAATTAGGGATCTCGGCGACAGATGCGGAGGGTAATCTCCGCTCGAGTGATGAGGTTTTCAATGAGATAGCCGATACTCTCTCTCAGGTGGAGAACCAGACCCTTAAAAACTCGCTTGCTATGGATATATTCGGAGCAAAAGCGGGAGCGGCTTTAATGCAGAGCGGCGCCCTGGACAATATGAGCGCCTTTAATGAGCTTTCAAAAGAGTTCGGCGTCAATATGGAGCAAGCCGGGGAGATGGCCGGGACATTCCAGAGAGCTATGGCGGAGGTCCAGTTAGTCCTCCAGGGGGTCGGGGCTAATATGCTCATGACAGCGACCGGAGCGGAGGGTCTTAATAATTCGATATTTGCGCTCTCGGATGCAATTGTCTTTTTTGGATCAATAGCGACCGATGTTATCAAAGCGGCCCAGGGGGCGTTCGAGTTTCTGTCTCGGTCGGTCGAGATTACTCTGACCTATATTCTCGGAGTGGCTCGCTCTATAGGGGCCGTTTTCACTGGTGAATTTGACAAAATAAACGATATTACCACTCAGACTTTATTTGAGGTCGAGCAATTATCAGAACCATTAACCAAAGGAGCGGAGGCGGTTCTCGATCTCGGTGATAGTTTTGAAAAGGCTAATCAAAAGGTTGCAGACCTCCGAGACCTCCGAGGAAAGATCCTCGAGCAAGCGGAGGAGGAGGCTAAATCGGCAGAGCGGCGACAGAAGAACGCACAGAGAACCGCAGAGGATGAAAAGGCCGCCGCTAAGGCAGCTCAGGAGAGAGCTAAGGCAGAGGCGGAGGCTTTAAAGGCTCGAGAGCAAGCGGAGAGAGATCTATTAGCCGCTAAAACGGAGCTCGAGGCTATGACACAGGCCTCTATCCAGTCTCAAATGTCCGAGGAAGAATTACAGCTCATGAAATTTGAGGCGGAGAAAGAGCGGATAATGGAGCTCGGACTAATCGTCCAGGATCAGGCGGCGGTCCAGGCGGCCCTCGATGCAAAGGAGGCGGAGCGAGCCGCTTATATGCATAATCAAAAGATGAAACAGATCCAGAAAGAGAAAGAGCTCCGAATGGAGACGCTCAATATTATGATTAACTCCGCCTCTCAAACGGCGAATGCTCTAATGACCATACAAGCAAATACTGGAGCATTTACGGCCCAGAGCGCAAAAAGAATATTCCGATTAGGACAGGCGGCCGCCGTCTCTGACATTGCGATTAATACCTCTGTAGCAATAACAAAGGCCGCCGCTCAACTCGGACCGATCGGAGCGGGTTTAGCGACCGGAGCTCTACTCGCCTCCGGAGCCGCTCAAACCGCCGCCGTTCTCTCTCAACCTGTGCCGACTTATGATATGGGGGGCATGATAGGAAATATGGACCCTCTCCGCCCTGGGGAGAGACTGGTTCGAGCGCAAGCCGGGGAGGCGATACTGGATGAGGCCACAGTCGGGAGATTAGGTGGAGAGGCCGGGATCGATGCACTCCAGAGAGGAGACACTCCTGGAGATAGAGTGATAGTAATTTCTCCATTTAAACATCTAGATAGATATAATAGGAGTGCACTCCGGAGAGGCTCTGTCTTGACCCGGAGATTTAAACCTCAAGGCTCCGGAGCGTACTAATGGGACAGGATAGAACCCCAAATCGGATGAGAGGATTTATCTCTCCTCTCAAGTTTTCAATTGACAGCTTCTGGATGGATCAGACCTCCGCTCTCCAGAGCACGCCTCGAGCCGGCGTTCCGGTCGCCTCACAGAATAGCCCAATGGTTCTCCAGGCGTCCGGATCAATGGAGGAGGGCGATATAGTCCAAGTCCGAACCGTCCGAGCTGGACATGTCGGATTAGCGGGTCGATCTCAATTGCAATGGCGACCGGGGACAAGTGGTGACTTTTACGGGAGAGACGCATATAATATTTGTTCCTGGTGGGAGAAGGTCGCCGGCTCTAATACTCTCAAGTTTAGACCTCGAGACGCTCTCCAGGCTACGGACGGGAGCGTTTATATTACGGCAGAGAAACAGGACGGCTCCGATTATGATGTAATGGTTATAAAGCGGACCACCTCCGGGACATATGAGAGCCCGATCTCTCTCTATACGGTCTCCGATAGTTTAGCGGAGGGGTTTCTCCATTCGGGGATATGTGAGCTCGAGGACGGGTCTATCTTGATAGCGCACTGGACGATCGATCCAGATACTGAATTAGCCCAGGTGAATATTCAAAAATCAGAGGACGCCGGGGCGACTTGGTCTCAGGTCTCCACAGATGCGATCCCAAATAATATTTGGGATTTTCCGATCGATATTCAAAATAAAGGGACATTCGGGAGCGGAACCGCCGGGGCGGAGCTGTCTCGGATACGGATCCGATCGATCGGAGGACAAACCCTAATGACCCTCCATATCGTAAAGCATAATAACACGCTCAATTTTACACAGAGCGTCCTCTATCAGTATCTCTCCACTAATGGAGGATTGACATTCGAACAGGTTGCAGAGAATGACGACGGCGGGTTTTTTAATCATGATCTCCAGGTGGTGAACGGTGGATTTAATGTGACCTTCGTAGAATATCCCGCCTCTCCTCGGACCCTTGTTCTCGCTCGCCTGGCCTCCGCCTCTAGTCCGATCGCCTCCGCCGTCCGATATGATATAGATACAGATACAAATCTCCAGAGCGGAGCGCCCTCCACTCATGAGAGCGATCTCTCAGTATGGATAGATAGAGACGGGAAATATTACGCCGTCTCAAGAGTTATCCAGGGGACGACAGCAGATCAGACGATCATTCTCCAGAGTGAGGACGGCGGTTTAAATTGGTCCAGGATGGGTTCTGGCTCAAGTACTGTTTTTGTAAATTATGAGGATAGCTCTATCCACAATTCGGATAGCGCCTCAAATCTCTATCTCTCTCCCTTTATTGGATGTTCTCAAGGTGGAGAGGGTCTCCTATTTCATAATACCGCCGGGAGCGCCGCCTCGAGCTATAACGAGGTTCTCGGATGTTTTCAGCTCGGAGGATACTCCACTCTTACAGCTCCTCCATATAGGACATTCTCTGGAGATACTGAGAGAATGAGATGGGGCGTTAATTGGATACCTCTCCAATTGCCCGGCTCTCTCGGATGGACAGCAAATGGAGCGGCTACTCAAACTCTACAGAATGGATATGTCAATATATCGACAGGTGCGGGAGATGAGAGATATTATAGCCGCTCTGGATACACTGGAGGCTTAGATAGTGGGATCATAGCCCGCCTCCATTTCTCCGTTAATACCGGAGTAATTTTAAAGCCGGTTCTTCAGGTGCAAATCTCGGACGGGAGCTCGACCTCCTATAAAGTATCCATTCGAGCGAGCGCCTCTCTCCTCGATCTTTATGATGAAGTCGCCGGGGCTCGGATAGGCTCCTTTCGATCGGTAGATAATACCCTGGGGACAGATGTATATTTAGCGGTCTCCGGGTCTAATGTTTATGCTTGGTATCGATCAAATGCGAGCGGCTCTCCTCGGACTTGGAGCGAGATAGCAAATAGCTCGAGCCTAACCGCCGGGAGTGCAACCTCGAATTATATCTATTTTGGAGCCATATCCACAGGCTCCACTCGAGACCTCGATCTCTATGAATGTCACTTTTCCGCAGACGCCCGGACCGGTCTCCAATTGGCATTCGGTCAGAATGATAGAGAGCTCTGGAGCCGTCCGTATCCAGGGCTCGGATTTAGCGTCAAATTGGACGGAGATTTATTTATCTCCACTCGAGACGGAGCTACCCAGGAGGTCGATCAATGGCAAATAGAACCCAGATTTGATTATCCACTCGAGAACACTATCTACACGATCTCTCCATCCAAGAGGACGCCCTGGAGATCTCCTGTGACCTCTCCGGGGCCTAATCCCTCCGCTCGGATTGCTCTTTATGTCGATCCGTCTCAAGAGGTGACGGAGCTCGAGAATGATATTCTCGGAGTGTGCCTAGATAATGTCAATTTTCAAAACTTCACTATCCAGAGACATAATGGATCCGCATGGATAAATATTGGGACGGTGGATAACTCGGTTTATAGTGGAGGCTTTACTCGGACCGGAGCCTCTATCTTTTCGAGCGCCTCTCCTGGAGCTGTTGATTTTCCTTATTTCATGTTTAATGAATGTCGAGGATGGAGGGTCAAATTAGACGACGGCGCCGGGAATGTAAAGTTCCGAAAAGTGGCGAGTAATTCAGAGGGGCCATTCATCCAGACAAGCTCTAAATTTGCCGTCCTCACTCTCGAGGGGATAGACGGCTCGGAGCCGACCTCCGGAACGGCGACTATCATTCCGGATAGCGTGGCCGCCGTTATCTATCTAGATAATCAGAGCACCTCCTGGAGAGATACAAAGGCGATCGGGATCCTAATATCGTCTCAGGAGACCCTCGAGGAGTATCTGGAGATCGGACTAATAACCGCCGGGCCCCTTTTCATTCCGGGGCGTCAATATAGCCGAGGACGGCAAATAACAGAGACCCAGGGGATCGAGGATATAGAGACCTTAGACGGGACAATATTCTCCAGAAATACCGGAAATAACGGACGGACGGTTCGGATCTCATGGACGGATGGAGTAGATATTAGCGCTCTTTATGAGGTCAACCCAGAACCGGATTATTGGAGAGGCTCAAATCGAGGAGACGCTATCGCCAATTATGGAGACGCTCCACAGGCTCTCCAGGGCTTTTATCGCTATCTCGAGGGCGGCGTTCATCAAACCGTCTATATCCCCTCATTCGGAGGCTCTATAGATGGAGATAACGTGGTCCAAGTCTTTAACCGCCGGGCGGACCACATGACCTCCAGGATCTCGAGGCCGGTCCAAATAACCTCCATCCTCGGAGATGAGCTCGAGGGTCTCGGCTCTGGAGAGGTCTATCGGATAGGCTCGGTTATCCTCGAGGAGATCAAATAGATGTTTAGACGGATACTGGATGAGAGGGAATATTCAGGAGCGGATCTGATATGGCTCCTGGAGGTCAATTGGGGAGGAGCCCTCTATCGTTTCTCCAATATTCCGATCAAGGTCTCATATAATGGCGGCGAATTACCATTCGAGGGTCAATTGGACGCCCTGGACTATACAGAGGCCGCCGATCTATTTGATATATCGGTCGAGGCTAATTCGATCTCCGTCTCTGTCATTTTTCCGGTGGATATGGTCCAAGAGTTTAGAGCGGGGAGAATATTAGACGGCTCCAGGGCGGAGCTCTCCTATATCATGTCTCGAGGTGGAGCTCCTCTCCAGACTTGGGAGGAGCGGATCCTATTATTTAAGGGGGAGATTAGTCAGCCAATTATCGGAGATCCAGAGGAGCCGGTCGGATTTGCGGCGTTCTCGATAGAACAACAACCTTATGACATGAGCGGCTATCTGATAGACAGAGACGATCTGATCAATACTGGAAAATTTCCATATCTCCCGGAGGATATAGGTCCCGGAAAAGCGTACCCTTTCGTTTTTGGTAATCCCTCCAATTCTATCCGGTCGGATGGATCGAACGTTCCTAATCTCCACTCCACCCCGGCTTATCCAATTGAGAGCCGACATGGCGGAGGAGAGGGGGTTCCTAACCATGACTATCTCATGATAGCGGGCCATAAAGTTGAGGCCTCTACAGTAATGATCCGAGATGGAGATTATCGAATAGCTACTGTCTCAGTCCAGGAGAGCAAGGATAGTAATGGCGTTGTATATTCTTATGTGGATATTCATGGCTCCTCTGTCTATGAACCGGACGATACGGGACATTCGAGCAAATCCTATTTTACGAAGTGGTATAATCCAGGCGCCGGCGGGAGTTATGCGGGCTCTCATTTAAACCCTTATGGAGAGGGGATCCTCGAGGGCGGAGGAGACCTCATTCGATACGCTCTATCAAAGACGGGAATGGAGGTCGATTGGACCGCCTGGGGAGCTGTCTCAGATCTCCTAAATCAGTATCAATTCGCCGGCTATGTGAATGATCCGACCGTTACCTCTTGGGACTGGCTAAATCAGAATATTCTCCCCCTTATGCCCGTCTCTGTAGTCTCTGGACCTTATGGCCTCCGCCCGGTGATTTATCTCCAGTATTTCCAAGGTACAAAAATACATTTTACTACCCACATTCTCGAGGGCTCAGATTTCCAGAGAGTGTCAGCTCTCGAGGCGGCTAATAGCCTGGATGAAATATACAATGTTATTGAGCTCCGTTATGCTAAAGATGGATCGGGATCTTTTATGAGCTACTATTCGATCGGATATGATCTCGATTATGAGACGGTGACAATAGATCGAGATGGATACGCTAAATTGTCTCAGGAGAGATATGGAGTGAGACGGAATGTGATCGAGAGTGATTATATCTATGATACAGGGACCGCCGGGAGAGTGGCTCGCTATCTTCTCCGGAGCTCCTGTCTAGTAAAAAGGCGGATCCAGTATCGAGCGGCTCCGAGATATGGATTTTTAATGGTCGGAGATGTTATCGGATTGACCTCCGCCTCTCTCTATCTCGAGGAACAGATAGCGACAATTGTATCCAAAAAGTGGGATAGGACCTCCTGGGTCTATGATATATTAATCGAGGATAATCCATTCACCACCTCGAGAGGAGTAAGCTAATGTTAGTTTTTTTGGATAGACAGCACTCCGGACAAATCCGCCGCCTGGATAGTCTCGGAGCGGTCTCCGATCTGGATGGAGATGGAGTGGAGAGTATAGAGGAGGCGGAGGCTATCTGGACGGGCTATCTCTCGATCGAGATAGAGAAATCTCTCCGAGCTCTCGATTATCATGTGATACCTATCTCGGACGGCTCCTATTCAGAGAGACACGCTCGAGTTAATGAAATGTCCTCGAGATATGAGGGTCCTCAGGTCTATCTCGCTCTGCATTTTAACGCCGGGGGCGGTAATTATGGATCGATGTTTTATGATCACCGATCCGGAGCCGGGGCGGATCTCGCCTCAAAAATATGTGATGCCTTGGAGGATTTAGCCGGTCTCGAGATTACCAAAAAAATACCATGCTCTGGAGCGGACTGGACCAAAAACGCCTATTACACGATTAAAGGAGTAGGACGCCCGGTCGCTATCTGTAGCGAGCCCGCTTTTATAGACTTCGAGGGTCATAAAAAATATTTTAATAAGGCCGGAATGGCTCAACTCGGATTTGCGATAGCCGCCGGGATCCACAAATGGAGGAGAGGTGAATAATGGATGATAGTATATTGATGATATTAACTGGACCCGCCTCCGCTTTAGCGCTAGCGGTTTCTCTCCTCTGGGGTCTCGCTCGATACGCCGGAAAGATCCTCCCTGGGGTGATTGATCGACATATGTCTCAAGTCGATGCCATAATCGGACGGCTCGAGCAAATGGAGAGAGATAGCCAGGAGAACCGAGAGATATATCGGAAAATGATAAGCGGGCTCCACGCTCGAATTAATCCGGTTGAAAACGATGTTAAAGAAATAAAGTATTACCTCAAACTCGAGGATAATAAGCAAAAGACCACAAATAGCGATGGAGGCTAAAAATGGCATATAACAACGAGGCTCCTTTTCAGGTGCGAAAACACATTCAATTCTTAGGCGGCGTCCGAGTGGCGTCTATTACCGGAGACGATACTCTCACAGTAGCGAGCTCCACATTCCAAGTTCTAGACGGAGGCGGTTCTGATTATGATGTCAATCTCCCGGCGGAGGAGGAAGGTATCTATTTCTGGATCACAAATGCGGGCGCTACTAATGCTCTAGTGGTCAAGAATGACGCAGCGGCGACTATTGTATCATTAGCGGCGGGAGAGGCGGCCCTGGTGGTTTGTAATGGTACAGACTGGAAACAAGTAATCAAGGCATAGCCTAAAAGTGAAAACCCCCCGGACTATCCGGGGGGTACCAATTAACCAAATAAACAGAGAGTAGCTCTCCAGAGAATTAATAACATGGTCAAGAGATAGATCTATCTATTTATAAAAGTTTATCTTGCCCAGGAGATCTCTAATCTCCACTCTCAGGAGACGGATATATCCGACTATCTCCATTCTCTCCTCTCGATCCATTTGGGGCCATTTCTCGATCTGATATTCTTGAGCTAATCGGATCTCCTTTACTTTAAAGCGGAGCATTTGGAGAATTGGGGATTTGTATATCGTTTTCATTTTATCTCCAGGCCGGCGGGATCATGTCTGGAGATTTGCCTAATTTCATCACGAAATTTCGACGGCGCTCTGTAGTCCAGGCGGAGGGTTTACCCCAATTATTCTCTAGGGTCCACGCCTTAATATTAGCGTATCCTCCATATTGATCACATTTGGCACAGAACCATTTCTGATCATTCTTCCACCCTGGGTCTCTCTCCTCCTCCTCTGTCTCCTGGACAGGCTCTGTCTTTTGGACTGGAGCTGATACTCGAGGAGGCTCTGGAGAGGGGGTCGACGGAGGGAGCGCCTGGAGAGGGAGAGCGGGAATATCTGCATATCCAATAAAGCGACCTTTCGAGGAGATATAAATATCGCCCTTATCCTTTATTTGATGCCACCGAACGTCCAAGGTGTACAAATAGCGACCGATCCCCCAGTGGACCGCCGCTCGCTTTAAGGCGTCCGAATAGGCCCCCTTTATAGGCTCGATATTAGACGGCTCGGCGGCGTCCGTTTTTGTCACCCAGGAGCCGTCTTTCATTTGGATCGAGAGACGGCATTCGAGGCCCTCTCCAATTGGTGTTTTATGATACTCGGCTCTCCAGTTTTCAGGACCGACCACATTATCCAGGCGATCCATTACGGCTCGAGCGGTGATATACGGGAGTAATTGGACCTTATCTCCTTTTTTTGAGACTGAGCCCGCTCTCCACTCGAGATCCCCAGAGGGAAAAGGGAGGAGGAAATTAGCGAGAGGCTGTTTAAAATGGGTTTTACTCATGAGTTATCTCCTTTGAGGTCGATAGTACAATACGCCCAAAATATAGCGCAGAGACAGAGCGCAGAGGCGAATATTAGATAATGGGTCAAGTATGCCCAATTGTGAATGTCTATAATGATTTGTGAGATCATGGTTTCTCCTATTAATTCCATTGCTCTAAGATTGGGTTTATGAGAGCTTCTGTGTAATCATTCGCCGCATGATCACAAATTACGGATGAGGGTTGATCATAATTATTATCCCAAATTAGGATTATCCATCCGAGACGCTCGTTCGTCTCTGCGCAACGGATACGCAATAGATCATGATCAGTACTATTAAGCGCTTTTAAAATATCTAATTTATTTGTGGACTTGCTAAGGGTCCACTCCTCTCCGTCATTTACTGAGATACTTTTATTTGTTGATAGAATTGTTGTGACAAGCTGAACAACGATCTTTTTTTCATCCAGGGTGCAATACTTGAGATATGACATGTTTTCCTCGGGTTTATGTGAGATTGATTTCTCATGATTAAGTTAAATGCAAATATGCAAATATGCAAATATATTTTGCAATTGTGCAAATAAAAGTTTAAGTCTGAAAAGTGCACACACTAACCAGGAGGTCATAAATGCACTTTTCAGAATGGCTCCAGGCTCAAATGGAACGCCTGGATCTCAACTATACGCAGCTCTCTAAATTGAGCGGCGTCGATATTAGTCTCCTCTCTCGATATGTCTCTGGAGAGGTCAAGCCTAAATCGAAAAATATCCGCCGTCTCTCTACAGCTCTCCACCTTGCTTATCGTGAGAGCGGAGAGGAGCTGTCGACCCTCGAGATTACGGCTCAAATTGTGGAGGTCCTGGATGATTAGATTAGGGCCCTTTTTCATACTTGGAGAGCCGGTCGCTATGGGTCGCCCTCGATTTACTCGGACCGGGCGTGTCTATACTCCGAAAAAAACGGAGGAGGCGCTCGAGGGAGTGGTCCAGGCTATCCGAGATTATGAAGATCACACGATGAAGATCGAGACGATCTCTAAACCTGTTCATGTCGTAATGGATTTTACACACTCTCGACCAAAAAGAATGAGGAAGGGAGGGAGAGTGATTAAAGGGACTAAACCCGATCTCGATAATCTTATCAAATTAGTTCTGGACGGCATATCTAAAAGCGGGATCTGGACGGATGATAATATCGTCTCTCAAGTGACAGCAAAAAAATATTACGGCTCCACATTTGATAAACCATATACGGTTTTTTACATTTTCGAGGCGGAGTAATGAGAGATCCTCGAGGGCTACATTTAACGCTTTATGCGTCCTGTTTCGACAATAAAGGCGGAGGGTTTACCCTCGAGCCCCCGGAGCGTCTCGGGACTATCATTCGGCCGGCCTCCTGGAGCAAGCCTCCGAAAAAGAAGGATCTCCTTTGTTGGAGCCCGGCGAGATACGCCCCTGGACAGCTCAGAGCTAAATCGAATGTGATCTCCGTCTCATGTCTAGTCTATGACATAGACGACGGAGCTCCGTTCGACATGCATAATCTATTTAGTGATTATCGCTATTATGCTCACTCGACGTTTTCACATAAACCAGAGGCTCCGAAATGGAGACTAATCCTCCCCTTAAAGCGTCCAGTTCCCGGAGCTGAATGGAGGAGAGCCTGGAGAGCCGGAAAAGAGATCTTTCAATCTCGGACTGGATGCGAGATAGACGGGGTTTGTTCGGACGCCTCCAGGCTCTACTATATAGGAACCAGAGAGGCCCTGGAGTTTTCAAATCTTCATAACGGCAAATACTTAAAACTCGACTATAGCCACATTCCAGAAAAGGAGGAGAAACCAAAACAAATACAAAAAACATATCAAAAAGCCGTTTATGCCTATAATGAGGACAAGGCGGTTTATATGTCTCTCAAGACTGATCCGGAGGCTCGGAGAAGGGCGGCGGAGGCATTAGGGGCCAAAATATCAGAGGACGGGATAGCCCGTGGGATGATATGTCCATCCTGTGGACGGGAGGATCTATGGTTTGCTATAGATCCGACACAAAAATCTAGCGCCACATGTAATCACCTGAATTCATGTGGATATTTCATAAACTTATATGATCTTTTACTGATGGAGAAATAATGGATAGAGATCAAATCGCAGAATTAGCGGGCTTTTTAAAGCCTATAGATCGAGCCGAGGATAATGTCCTGGCTCAATTGGACCGAACCTCGGATCGGGTGGAGACTGACCACGCCGGGAGACAGGTCATACTCGAGAGAGGACGCCCTCTCAAGACCAAACTTAACATTTATCGAATTATGAGTTTAGATAGCCGCCTCCGAGATCGCTATCGCTATAATGAGTTCTCGGACGAAATATGGGAGGATGATCACCTCCTCGAGGATCACCACATAACGGAGCTGTCTTTATGGCTCTCTCGGATCTATCGTGTCTCAATTGGAAAGGAGCCACTTTATGATCTGATCATTCGGAGAGCTCGAGATAACTCTTATCATCCTCTCCAGGATTACCTCAAATCTTTAAAATGGGATAAGGCCGATCGGATCGGGTCCATTCTACAAGAATATTGGGGAGTGGAGGATCGACCCCTCCTCCGGGAGATCGGTCTCCGGTGGGCTATCTCCTGTGTCGCTCGAGGCCTCCGCCCTGGATGCAAAGTGGATACCGTCCTCATTCTATGCGGTCCCCAGGGCGCAAAAAAATCCACCTCTCTCCGAGTGCTAGCCGGGGATGGATATTTCTCGGATAGTCACCTCGATATTCGATCCAAGGATAGCTATCAGCTCATACACCAGAGCGGGGTCTGGATCTGGGAATTAGCGGAGTTTTATAGTCTCAAAAATCGAGATAATGAGAACGCTAAGATGTTCCTCTCGAGCCCCTCCGATCGATACCGTCCGAGTTATGCTAAGGCTCCAGTCAAGAGACAGCGCTCTCTCGTTTTCACCTCTACGACTAATGAGCTCGCATTCTTGACAGATAGCACCGGGAACCGCCGTTACTGGCCTGTCAATACTGGAGCGATTGATATAGAGGGCCTCCGGAGAGACCGAGATCAGATCTGGGCGGAGGCCGTCTATCGCTTTAAAAATGGAGAGAGGTGGTGGCTCGAGGGAGATCATGAGACGGAGCTCCAGGAATATCAGAAGTCTTTTGTGGTGGACGATCCCTGGGTTCCCTCTATCCAGGGTCTCCTCTCGGAGTTCGGAGACACCGGCGTTCTAATGGATCAAATATTCGACCAATTAGGACTTGAGAAACCATATCGTAATTCAGGATACGCCAGGCGGATAACGGCTATCCTTCAATCCATAGGAGCGGAGCAATTACGGCCCTCCTCTCATCCTATGACTACTCAGAAACGGCCTCGAGTATGGAGATTAAAAACAAATGAGTAAATTTAAATTATCAGAGGAGGCCCTGGAGCGCCTCGAGGATGGATCCGAGTTAATCGTCTCGGTCTCCGGTGGAAAAGATAGTACGGCGACATGTCTATTCTTATTTGAGAATGGATATAGTACTTCCGATTTTAAACGCATATTTGCGGATACTGGATGGGAGAGCCTGGAGACATATAAATATCTCGATGAGCTCGAAAAGACGATCGGTCCAATTCACCGGGTTTCTAATATTACGCCCCTCGATCAATTTGATGATGAGACCCAGGCTTTTATTCTGGAGGAGGAGGCTCGATTAGGGCGTCCAAGTGCCATGATCCGTCAAGTATTTAAAAAGTATATGTGGCCCTCATATTTTACTAAGTGGTGTACTCGTGAATTAAAACTCGACCCTTTAAATCAATATTTTGAGACGCTCGAAAATGATTTTATTAATGTAGTCGGAGTTCGGAGAGAGGAGAGCCAGAAACGCTCTCAGGTCTCAGAATTTGAATGGAACCCACATGTGGACGCCTGGCTCTGGAGACCACTATATAATTGGACGGAGGAGGACGTTATCGACATTCACCACCGGTTCGGATTAGTGCCTAATCAGCTTTATTTAAATGGATTATCTCGGGTCGGGTGCTGGCCTTGTATTTATGCCGATAGTAAAGCAGCAATTAAGTTATTAGATCAATCTCGTATAGATTTAATCGATAGAGTAGAGCGATTTCTAGCACAAAAAACGAGAGCTCATTATCCGGCGGATCATAAAGCGCAAAATGTTCTAATCAATGTAGAGGAAAAATTTGGATTTCTGACACGCCCCTTTTATCGGAGAGGGCCTATCCAAGAGGTCTATAAATGGAGCCGAGACGAATTATCAGGACAGCAATTAAAGCTTTTTGATATGGAGACAAAAGTTAACCCAGGGTGCGCTAAATGGGGGCTCTGTGATTTCACCGGCTCGATCCGTAATTTCGGAGGTGATCAATGATTAAAATGTTTATTGATATAGAGACCTCCTCATTAGAGCCGGGATGGAGTAAAGGCTTTTATGGAGAGATCCTGGAGCTCGCTATCGGTCTCGAGGCGGAGGACGGGAGCTATTCGGAGCATGTATGGCGATTTCTACCTTATAAGCCGGGAGATCATCATCCAGAGGCGCTCTCGGTCAATAATTATAATATTCGGATGAAAAGTTATATTTTGTCCTCCTGGCATAAATGCGCAAGGGGGATCCATGAGCTCCTCAATAATAAAAACGCCCTCTATATAGGTCATAATATCCAATTTGATCTCCATTATTTGAACGCCTGGTTCGAGCCGGAAAATCTCGAGCCGCTCCCGGTCCGAGGAGTGGATACGATGACGCTAGTTCATGAGCATTTATCTCCAATTGGGCTAAATCGTCTCGGAATGAGCTCCGCTCGAGCGTTCCTCGGGATGAGTGCGGAGAATGCGCATTGTGCTCTATTTGACATGAGAGACGCTCGCTATCTCTATCATAATCTCTCCAGGGCGTCCTTTTTGGATCGGTTGAAATGGAAACTTAAAGCCAAATGGAGGAGTTATGACTGGATCTGAAATAGTCGAGAATGTAATCAAGCTAGGCATTCATGAGCATTCGGAGGCGATCATTCTGGAGCCCCGGTCTCTATTTGATCGAGCTGTTCTCGGATATGATTTCTTCGGAGATCGGCTAATCTATAGCTATGATGAGATTATCGATCTCCTCACCGTCGAAATTGGAGATCGAGCGAGCGCCCTGGAGCACTTCGATTTTAATATCTCTCCTGAAAATCACCTAGGAGAGGAGCGGTGGCCTGTATTTCTGCATGATGATTTCGAGGTGGACGAATAATGAATATTGAGAGACCCAAATATCAAATATTCAGAGGTGATAACCGGGAGACCTTAAAGCGCCTCCCGGACGCCTCGATCGATGCAGTAATAACGGATCCGCCTTATGAGATCGCCCTGGGTCATGTTAAGTCCTGGGACAGCAGCGGGATAGCGCATGATCCGGAATTGTGGAGCCAAATCCTCCGAGTTTTAAAGCCTGGAGGACATTTGGTCGCCTTTTCGGCTACTCGCACATATCACCGGCTCGCCGTCTCAATAGAGGACGCCGGGTTCGAGCTCCGAGATATGATCTCTTGGATCTACTCTCAGGGGTTCCCTAAATCTCAAAATATAGCGCTCTCCATAGATAAACAGGAGGGGCTCATAAAGCAGAGAGGAAAGGGCGCACTTAAACACATGACAAACCAGGCGAGGCCAAAGAGTGAGGATGGAGCTGATCTCCAGACCGGGCTCCCTCCTTATGAGCCTAAACACTCGGACGCCATTAAATGGAATGGATGGGGGACTAATCTTAAGCCGTCTCAGGAGCCCGCCGTCCTCGCTCGCAAGCCTCTCCAGGAGAGCTCTATAACGGCTCAAATGAGAGCGACCGGAACCGGAGCTATCAATATAGACGCCTCGAGACATGCTCAAGGGGAGGACGCCTGGCCTTTTATGGATCCGAGAGCTAAAATTAATCATCCTCTCGGACTATGGCCGGGGAATATCTACTATTGTCCTAAACCCTCCGCCTCCGAGAGAGAGAAAGGTCTAGATCACCTCAAATCTCAGGAGTGCAAATCTAAGTTTAATCTCGGGAATGGAGAGGGCGCTAGATTTGATGGTCACGCCTCCCCTAATCGAGCTAATCATCATGCTACAGTCAAGCCGATAAAAATCCTTAGATGGTTAATCCGGCTCCTATGTCCTCCGGGGGGAGTGGTCCTCGATCCATTTGCCGGCTCTGGTTCCACTCTCGCCGCCTCCATCCTCGAGGGGTTCTCCTGTATAGGTTGTGAGCTCCAGGACGAATATATCCCAATAATCGAGGGGCGAGCCGATCAAGCTATCGAGGACTATCTGGATAGCAAGGCACAATTAACGCTCTGGGACTATCTGGAGGGTCTATGATGATCCGATATTTGATCCATGAATGGAGAAAGTCTCGAGGGCTCTCTAATCGTCAACTCGCCGAGGAGCTGGGGATCCATGTCGAGACGATCTATAAATGGAGAAACCGAGGAGCGGTCCCCTCTCGCTTTACTTGTCAATGTATCGCTACTCTGTGGGCTCGAGAGGGTAATCTCTCCAGGGCAGAGGAAAAGGAAATATTCGAGACCCTCCTGGATCTCCGAGATTTTGAATTGACATTCCGGAGGAGATGGAGATATAAACCTCTCAGGATTTAATATCCAAATCTCCGTCAATAGATGAAAATCTTTAAAGCTCTGGACGCCCCTCCGGAGCTTTTTTGGTTATATTACTGGAGAGAGATGGAAAGCCCGTCTTTCATATGTAAGGGAAAAGGTGAGCCCAGGATCCGTCCTGGGTCTCTATCGTTTGGAGGCGTCCAAAACTTTTAATAAATGTATATATAGAAAAGTTTTGGACATCTTATCCACAGAGTTATCCACAGAGTTATCCACAGAGTTATCCACAGGCTAAACGCCCTCTCTGTCTATAATAGATAGCTATCTCGAAAAGTTATCCACAGAGTTATCCACAGAGTTATCCATAGGTTTATCCCTAGGGAATGTCCAAGCATGTCCAACTATGTCCAGGATCTAATGGACAGGTCGATCTCGATAAACACTAGATCGTTTATATAATGTCCAACATGTCCAAGAAAAAACCTAAAAAGAAAATTTACATAGATATAAACCCATTATTAATTAGAATTTGGTGGACATGTTGGACATTCCCTCGAGGATCCAGTCCTCAAGGGGGTTCGAATGTCCATTAGATCATGGACCTATCTTGGACGCCTTTGGACGGGCTATTTTTTGGCTCGGTCTCTCTCGATCTGGCGTTTCTGTGCCTTAGCAAATCTCCGGCCTGGATTACCTCCCCAGAGCGCCCAGGCGACCGCCGCCTTAGAGGTCCG